GGTGCAGAATAGTGGTATTTTTTACTTTTTTCTAAAACTGTTACTTCGTATTTTTTTAATTCTTCGACTAAGTTTTGATTATTAGGTATTCTAATTACCTTTTCATTAATATATATAATTAGCTTATCAATAAGCTGCATCTTCTTTTGGTGTGAATAAAGTGGATATTCTTCTACAAAGGCAAAACGTTTTAAGTCTGATGCTACTGAATCTCCCATGCCTGTGCTATCTATTATAATCTTTGCGTTATTATAACGTTTTGAAACTGTAAGAATCTTTTCTTTTTGAACTGGATAATCTATATCTCTAAAGCGGTCTATATAAACAACATGTCTTGTAGCTCTATCCATTACACATATAGCAGTAAAGTCATCATGCCTGGCGATGTCTACGCCCATAACATAACTTGTTCCTGGTACTGGGTCTTTAAGTGTTTCAGCTATAACATCTTCTACACCTTTAAAAACTAATCCAGCTTCAGTAAGGAACTCTGCCTCGTACTCTTGTCTAAATACATTCTCAGGAACACTGAATTTAATCTTCTCCCATTCATCTTGGCGTTCTTTTTCAGTTGCTCCAGGAAATGGAAAGTATGGATTATCTAATGATTTAAACTTATATGCGTTCTTGCCTAGTTCTATAAACTTCTCGTAAAACCAATTCAATCCTCTTGGAGTGGAAATATATAATACCTTGCCTTTGCGTTCATGTGTAGTTGGTTTAATATGCTGTGTCCAGATGTTTTCATCTACAAGTGCCGCCTCATCAACTACTACTAAATCAGTTGAACGTCCTAGCATTCCCGCCTTGGCTTCACACGACTTACCTTCTATAATACTACCGTTAGCTACTTTAATAACTGGAAATGGTTTTAATTGAACTTTGAATTTAGCTGGTGGTAGAATCTTTGCCATCCATACCATTGCTTGGTCAAAGACAATCTTTGATAGTTCATAATTAGGTGCTGCTATCCAAATACGTTTATCTGGTAATAAAGCAGTCTTCACAACCTCGTATGCACATGTTAAAGATTTACCATAACGTCTTCCACAACATAATAAGATTTCTTTAGATGGATTGTCAAGTATAAGTTTCTGTCCTGCGTGTGGTGTCCACCCTATCTTTTCTTGTAATTTTAAATCGTTTATTTTCATCTTGAATCTAGTGGAACAAAATATTTACCTGCATCGTTATACCAATGACCTTTGGAATGTTTAGGTGTCCTCCAGTCCCCATATCTGCCAGTTAAGTATTTATCATATTCTTTAGGGATATAAAAATCATAGTCCCCTATCTTGATTGTGGTAGATTCTAAGGCGTATTCAGGTCTAACTACAATCCCATATATGCCTACATTTAATAAGTCAGAACCCCAGAAATGATAAAAGAATCCATAATCTAATAAAATGTTATCAGGTCCTACAAATAAAAGTGACATTGTTAGTCCGTCATACATTTGAGAACGTATAAATTTATATCCTCTATCTATGACTGACTGCTTAAACGCTTCTATTTTTTCTACTTCTTTGCGGTCTGTAATTAAAACATCTATATCTAAATCAATATCATGGTGAACACAATGGTCGTCTTCTCTAACTGCCCCTAATAAAGAACCAAAGCCTAATTGCCATTTAAAGTATTTATCTACCATCTCTGCCCCTTCCTTGAGTATTGGTTGCCAGTTTTTTCCACCTATAGCCTCAACTGGAAATCCAGAATAAAAATCACCATTACGTGCAGCTCCTCCTTCTAGTATTTCAATTGGTTTTTGCATTTCTTAATATTGTACTACTTATATTTGGTAATCGGTCTTTATAAACTAAATAAACTTCATGTGCTTCCCAGAAATCCTCAGGCACTCCACAGCGTTTACTTGTCTTTGCTAAATTCCAATCTGTGCCTGTTAAACGAAAGCAAGGTGCTTTTTCTAGTGTACGAGCCAATGACTCTGCTTCTGAATACACTACATATACTTCTACTGATTGATTTGCCTCTAATGCGTAATCTAATATATTCTTAGTTCTGGTTTGGTCTGATTCAAATAAAGGTTTACCTAGTTCTTCTGAAAATCTACAGCTATTAATAGTTACAGTTACATCTCCCATCATCCACGCATAATCGAGAAGTCTTTTATGCCCTTCATGAAATAGGTCGAATGTTCCTGGTACTACTACGTTCATATCATACTTATATCCCACGTGCCTTTATATTTAATAATATATTGATTCTCTAATACCATTCGTTTCTCTCCGTGCTTTTCTGTGAATATATCAGTGTCTTTTAAGAGTGGTTCAATAATATGGTCTGGTTGAAATTTCTGTGTCCACTCTTCAAATGCTAATGCTGATTTTTTGTCTGTAGCTTTAGGATGGAGTGGTTGAATCTTACTTAAGTCCCATTTACCAAATGACATTAAGAACTTTTCTGCAAAGGCTACATTGCCTTTAAGAGAAAAAGCTTTATCGAATAAAGCTAAATCTTTTACTACCATTGAATCGTGTAATGGAATGAATTCCTTTATGCCGTGTTCTTGTGCGTAATAAAATGCTCCTGAGTCATAAGGACAATTATCTTTCGGATTAACTACTATGTGAATTGGATATTTACAGCCTACTAAAGAAGATATACATTCTGACAGCCAAGGGCTACCAGGATATGTAATGACTATAACCATAGCCAATGTGCATTGTTTTTATCTAAATACCAATTAACTGTTTTTTCTAAGCTTTCAGTAAAGTTTTTATTATAAACGAATCCCATCTTATGAAGTAGAGAACCATCTAAAGCATATCTTAAATCATGTCCTGGTCTGGATGAATGGAAATCAACTAAATCATATTTTAAGTCTTTGCCCATTATTCCAGCTATCTTTTGTGCTAATTCTAAGTTGTTGACTTCTTGTTCTCCTACGATGTTGTATTTACCTACTGTTCCTGAACCATCTAAGCAATCTCCTTTTTCAGTTAAAAAGATTAAAGCATTACAGATATTTCTAGCATGAATGTAAGCTCTAATACCTGGTTCTTTATCTGGTGAGGAATGAATCTGTACTCTTTCACCTTTAAGAACTTTCTTAATAACTAATGGAATGAATTTCTCTGGATGTTGGCGTTCACCAAATACATTCATAGTATGAGTTACTATAGTAGGAATCTTATAAGTGTTGGCAAAAGCTACTGCCATCTCTTCTCCACCTGCTTTAGCTGCTGAATAAGGATTACCTGAATTATATCTATCCCATTCTTTATATGCAACGCCTTTAGGTGCTGGACCAAATACTTCATCAGTTGAAAAGTAAATAAACTTTTTAGGTTGTAATGAACGGCACGCATTTAAAATATTAACTGTACCTATTACATTATCCATAGCAAAAGACAAAGGGTCTGTAATACTACGGTCTACGTGAGATGATGCAGCTAAATGCCACACATAATCACAATCTATATCAAAAGGCAAAGGTGATTTAAGGTCCCACCAAAAGAACTTAACTCTATCCTGAACTGTTTCCCAAATATCTATATCTAATAAACGATGTAGGTTTCCTGATAGGTCTAGCCTATCTAATACAATAATATCCCAGTCGGTAGCTTTCAGCACTCCTTCTACTACATGACTTCCAACGAAACCTGCCCCCCCTGTAATTAAAAGAGTAGTTCTCTCTTTAGGTCGAGGGAAATATTCTTTAATTTTCATAGTTTATTTTATTAGTTAATATGCGTTCAGTTCTCATATAATTCAACGATTTCCTTATCTATGCCTCCGCCTAGTTTTGGATATCGTCCTTTAAGCTTAAACATCTCTTGGATAGCTTTTAATGCATCGCTATCCTTACCATTCATCATGATGTGGTTTAAACGCTGCAAGGCGTCTTCATCATCAATCCGACTTAATAATTTCTCCCATGTTTTAGTTTTAGTGACCATATAGCTCTTGGCTGAGGACTCGCTATAGCCATGTTTCTTCTGAATTGCAAGCAAGCTGGGGTTCTTACCAGCTGATACTTGTTCCATGTATTCGTTGAATATGTTTTTAACTTTCTGCTCTGTAGCCTTCATTAGCCTATTGTAGCATATAAATTTAAAGACGTCAAGACTAATCAAGAAAAGAGGGTTCCGAAGAACCCTTTAAAGAAGGACAGCTGTATAAAAGTATCTGACCCAGAAATGATATTCAGGATGCTTTTCATCGTAGCCAAGTTTTACAACTTGCTCTTTGATGACTTTGTCTCTAGCATCTAAGAACGATTGAACATCATCGTAGTCTTTGACTGTCTCCTTTGCCAATGCATCTTTAATGTCATTGGTAGCCTTTTCAATGGCTGCTTTCATAGTATCCCTCCTTTTGAGACATTATAGCATATATGGACTATACGTCAATATTGTGTGAGTGTAGTATCTATATAAATCCACCCCTCTCCTTCTAA